CTTTGGCTGCCTGCCATTTTGCCTTGTTCTTTAAATATTCAAAACTTTCTTTCATGTAAGTACGAGACTTTTTTGTAGGTCGTTTTGGTTCTTTAACTTGGCGTGATGGTTTTATCTCAATCATAAACTTTTCGTTTTTGACCGTCTTGATAATGAAGTCTGGAAAGTATCGGTGTGGTTTCTTATCTAATGGTGATATGTACCTGATTGGCAATTCTTCACTTGCCCAAAATAATATATCTTCATTTAAGTCACAATATCTCATAAACCTACGCTCTAGTAGGGAACGATACACTATTTGTTGTGGATTACCAACATACTTTTTAGGGTTGGTGGGTTTGTATAGACCTTTGTAACTCTTTACCATGATATCTTCATTTCCTTTATAAATATTACCAATATAACAAGGATATTTATAGATGTTAAAAAGAGTATCTTCACATTTAAAGAGTTTGAAAACAGGTTTTCTATCAGAGATTAATGGTGCTGTTAGTGCGATTACTGGTTTAAATCAAGCGGCTTCTGAACAACAAGGTAAAGTAGCGGCTGAGTTATTACAGAAATCGCCATTTGAAATAGATGATAGCCCACAAGAGAAGATGAAAAGAAACCCTTTGGCGTTTTCATCTGTTAATTATCCGTTAGATTTAGGGTCAGACGAATTAGGTCATTACATCTTATTCTACACACTACAAAATAGTTACGCAAGTGGTAAAAATAAGAACATGGATTTTGATGTAGCTGCTAAAGTAGGTCTTACAAGTTTTGATGATGATGACAATGAGAGTTATGTTGATTTTAGAAAGACGCAAGGTGGTAATAATGTTGACGCAGTTAAGGTAGATAATAGCGTATTATCAGCAATACCGTCACACCAAAGAGTTACAAGTGCAATCGCATTGTACATGCCACCAAATACCAAAGTTACATATACAAATAGTTACGAACAAGAGGCAGCTGAATTATCAGGTGCATTAGCAAAAACAATTGCTGGTGCCGCTACAGCAGGTTCAAATCAAGAAGCAATTAAAAATGCGATATCAAATGCGTCAGGTGAGGCAGCTATGGCATTGGCACAGTTTGGTAAGAACGCATTAGGTGAGGCAGCTTCACTATTAGGCGCAGGTGACCCCGTAAAATTAGCAAGTAAGGCATTTGGTGTCGCAGTTAACCCATATAACGAACAGTTTTACGAAGGACCACAATTTAGACAATTCTCTTATAACTTTGAGTTTTGGCCTAGAAGTAAAGCAGAATTAACAGCAGTACAAAATATTATATTCTTATTTAAATATCATTCAGCACCTGGTGTAAACAGAAAAGGTATGAGTGGTAGATTATTTGAAGTGCCTAGTGAATTTGAGATACATTACCTATACAAAGGCAAAGAGAATGAATATATGAATAAGATATCTAAATGTGCTTTAGAAACAGTTGATGTATCATATGGTCCAGAGGCACAATCAAGTTTCTTTGAAGGCGATGAAAAAGGCGCTGCTCCTGTAACATACAAATTAGGTTTAACTTTCAAAGAACTAGAACTTATCACTAAAGATAAGATATACCACGGAATGTAATAGATGGCATATTTCGATAAACTACCAATATTAAGATACGATAGTCTAGGTGACGGCGTAAAGAAATTAGTACCTGATATATTTGTCAGAGTAAAGGCAAGAGATAAGGTCAAGAACAATGTATCATTGTTAGACAAATACGATGTAGATGAGGGCGATAGTCCTGAAACAGTCGCATACAAAGTATATGGCAGTACAGAATATTTTTGGGTTGTGTGTATGATGAACGATGTAGTAAATAGATTTCACGATTGGCCTCTATCATATACGCAGTTTGAAGAGTTTATAAAAGACAAGTACGAAAATCCAGAGGCAATACACCATTATGAGAAACCACAATCTAGTGGTAAACAAAAAGGTGAAGAACCTGGTGACTTTTCACATATGATTGAAGTAAATGGTACAGACCCTAACGCACAATCTGTATCAAATAGAGAACATGAACAAAGAATACAAGATAAGAAAAGACAGATTAAGGTATTAAATCCAGTTTATCTACCAGTTTTCGTAGAAGAATTTAATAAACTAGTCACAAGGTAATATAATGGCAGAGTCCAGAAATCAGCTCACCCAAGCAGGTGATTATAATTTAGATGTAGTTGAGATTATTTCGTACCGTCAACACGGTGGCGAAAGTCAACCATATAGAATGGACATTAAAGATATCACAATGTCAATTGAAGTAAATGAGGATATCTTTAGTAATACCATGATGGGGATTATTACCGTAAATGATACGCAAGATGTTCGTACTACATTACCAATCACAGGTTTAGAAAGACTAAATCTAAAGTTTGGTACAAAGGGTATGAAAGGCATATGCGCCACCGAAGACGAAGGTTTTCCTTTTCAGATATACAAGATTGAAGATGTACGCCAAGATAAGGCAAATGCAAGAGGACAATACTACAATATCTATTTCTGTTCGCAAGAAATGTATTATAGCAGTATTCATAGAGTAAGTCAAGCATTTTCTGGTAATATTGAGGCAGGTGTTCAAGAGATTGTACGCAACAAGGGTTATTTAAATAGTAAAAAACAATTACACATTGAACCAACTCGTACAAATACCAAGTTAGTCATACCTAATTTGCGACCATTATCTGCCATTAACTTCTTAGCAAAGAATAGTACATCGCAACTATACAACAATACTGGTTATGTTTTCTATGAAACACCAGATGGTTTTCACTTTAGAAGTTTAGAAAGTTTACTTGCCATCGCAGGTGCAAAGGCAAGACCTGTTAAGTTTGCGTATAACTATCAAATTGGTAACATTAGAGATAGTGATGTCAAGAATGTACAAGAAGATATGAAACAGGTTATGCGATATGATTTTGAACGACCAGTAAATGCATTATATAATTTGCGTGAAGGTATGTATTGTTCAAGAGAAATTAAACATGACGCATTTACCAAAACATGGTCAACAAACGATTTTGATTATAATAAGTCATTTGGTGATTTCTTTCACACTGAACACAACAAAGGTGATAAGGCGCCTGGTAAACATACTCTACCACATGCCGTATTTTCAGACACCAATGACGATATTACAACCAATGCAATGGCAAAACTTATGTTAAAAGCAGATAATAGTATGGTGCATAACGAATTTGATTTGCCTAGTAAACAATCATCTGGACAGGCAAGATTATCACAACGATTACAGATGAGAAACATTGCCGTTAATATGGAAGTGCATGGAAATAGTCTTTTAAGGGCAGGAGACTTAATCTCCTTTGATTTACCGTTAATGAGACCGTTTGGTGAGAAAAACAAAGATACACCAAATCCGTACTTCTCCGGTCGTTATATGATATTACAAATAAGACATATCATAGTGGCAGGTGATGGCAAGTATAGTCAGGTGTTAAGATGTATGAAAGACGCAGTACGAAATCCATATCCTATAGAAAAGGATAGTCTAGTCATCAATACACCAGAAAGAGGTAACTTATCAGTGTATGACGCCGATAAGATAATATTAAACAACGCAGACCTCAAAGATGTAATAGAGTAACCGAGAGTTTCCGAGATTTTTTCCACAACTCTTATATACCACTATCTCATAGGTCGCCGTCATAAATAGTACAGAGGAACTAATAAAATGGGCATAGCCGCAACAGTAAAAACATGGGTAATCATAGCGTTTCTACAAACGCCTGTACAACCTAATGTAGCACCGTATCAAGACTTATTTGTGTTTACTAAACCGTATTTTTCGACAGGTGAACAATGTGTCAATTTCGTACAGGCCAACCCTTTATTTGTAATGGAGGGAGTAATGTCATATTACGGACCAACAAGAACAATAGAGAATGTCATGTGTATGGAAAAAGAGAAGTTTATGAAATTAATGAAAGAACATAGTCCATATGGTAAACAAACAAACGGAACTAGTATATGATAGGAAGAGTATTACTTTTGGTCTCCGAGTATCAAAAAGCAAAAGATATGAAAAATGAGTACAATAAGTATTCTAAATTCTACAAAGGCAAGATAATAGAGAAGACTGAAACACTAGATTATGTGGACTCAAACTCGCCTTTGGCAACCTATTTACGCAGAGGTAAAGCATTGAAAAATCAATGGAAAAGAGCATGGGATATAGCGATGGCCAAGTTGCGTAATAAAAAAAGAAATGGTCTTTAAATGCGTATGGCTAGCGTATTAAAAGGCGAGCAATATCGGTAAAAAACAATGGCATACGATAAAAATTTTATGGGTAAATCGGGTTTTTACTGGTTCAACGGTGTAGTTGAAGACAGACATGACCCTATGAAAGCAGGCCGATTTAGAGTACGATGTCTCGGCCATCACACAGACGATATAAACTTATTGCCTACTACAGACTTGCCATGGGCACAGTGCGTATTACCTAGTACCAGTGCAGGTATATCAGGTATAGGCCAGTCGCCGGCGTTTATTGTTGAGGGAAGTTGGGTGTTTGGTTACTTCCGTGATGGAGATAATTTACAAGAACCGGTTATATTAGGCACTATGCCTGGCCATCCTAGTGAAGGTGCCGGTGAAACAGGATTTTATGACCCTAACGGTATATACCCTAGATTTACCGATGAGCCAGATGTAAATAGACTGGCCGTTAATAATACAGAGAAAGAACATAACACACTGGTGGATAGAAGGCAAGCAAGAAGAACAGTGCTGGCCACGGCAGACTTTAATGGTACTTCGGCCGCCGATGGTTCTAGTATAGCTGCGTCAGATGGTACACTATGGGACCAACCTGAAATCCCTTATATGGCCGTTTATCCATATAATCATGTATTTGAGAGTGAGAGTGGCCATATACGAGAATATGACGATAGTTTTATTATAGACGAAGATGGCAACCGTGTCAACCATTATCGTATCCATGAGAGACATACCAGTGGTACGGCCTACGAAATAGATAATGCAGGTAATAAAACAGATTTAATTATAGGCGACCATTATACCATAAAATCAAAGAATAGTCAAGCACAAATTGATGGCAATAGTGATATTTCTATTAACGGCCATCATAAGTTGTATATTAATAAGAATGGCCTGCCTGATAATAACTACGATATACAAGTAGGACCAAATGCAAATATTAATATACAAGTCGATACAGGTAACATAAACCTAGTAACCAATCAAGGCAAGATTAATGTAAACGCAGGTGGTGATTACAATGTCAAAGTAGGTGGTAACTACACACTGGCCGTTGCAGGTAATAAATTAGAGACAATTGAAGGCAGTAAGACAAGTAATACTACAGGTGCAGTTACACACAGAGGCCAACGAATAGACTTAAACCCCTAGACCAAGGCCACCAGAAAAAGCGCTTATTGTGGAGTGAAACAAAAATCTAAACTATAAATGCAATAACATCCAGCAAACATAAGGGAGAGAGTAAAATGTTTTCCTGGAGTAAACGAAAATATAAACAGTTTAAAGAATGGTCAACTGTAGACCATTGGATTGATTTAATCGTAGATATAGGTCTTATTGCATTTGATGTAATATCGGCGCCTATTCTAATAGTTGTACGAGCATTACGATATTTCTTTAACAAGTGGATAAATGATTATATTAAAAGAGGTCTTAAATGGTTCGCACACAAAGTATTAAGAATATAATAAAAAGATTTACAAAGTATGCCTTTATGTTCTTTCTTATCAAAGGCCTACTATGGTTACTTTTGCTCTATCTAGGACTGGATATCTTTTTTTAACTACTTTATCACAATTTTTTCCTCGGATATAATAAATAGTGGAAGTTGCATTGACACTATGTCGCAATTCTTGAGCTTTTAAAAAGCATATATATCGGTGTAGACCCGAACAGAGGAAGCTCCATAACCGGAACCAGTGAATTCGTAATAACACATTTTCTAAAAGGAATTCACATGTTAGACCCTATCACAGCAGTGGCAACGGCCACATCAGCATTTAATCTAATTAAAAAAGGTATTTCATTCGGCAACGATTTAGAAAGTATGACAAAACATTTGTCACGGTGGTACGGTGCAGTATCAGATTTTAACTATGCTGAAAGAGAAGTCAATGACACAGGCAGTATTACTAAACTATTAAGAGGTGGTAGTATTGAAAAGATGGCATTAGATATTACTATTAATAGACAGAAAATACTTGAACAAGAAAAAGAATTACGAACACTTATTCAGTACACCTACGGTCATAATGTCTATAATGAAATGATTGAATTAAGACGCAAGTTAAAAAAACAACGAGAAGAAGAAATCTATCGTGTTCGTGAATTAAAAAGAAATATACTGGAAGGTGTATTAATTGTTATACTTATTCTGTTAGTGACCGGTACCATATTTGGTATAGGTTATCTTGCGTTAAGTAGGTAAAAATTTCGGAAACTCTCTTTTTCTCTAAATAATTCTCTATGGACTTTGCACACGGCGTTTTGCTGTTACTTATAGGTCTGCCTTTATCTTTTCTTGTATTTGCGATAATACTATGGGCAGAGACACCTAAAAAAGAAAAAGAGAAACCTCGAATAGATATGTGGTGGTTGCGTAAAGACTAGTATTGCCAATTTATTAAAGTTTTGTTACATTAATATAATTTATTCTAAATACAATTATAATCAATGAGGTCTTTCAATGACTAGACAATACTTTAAATCTCTTTCAAAAAAGGTAATCAAAATGGAATTAGGTAACCCTATAATCACAGCCCTTGTAGGGTTAGTTGTCTTCTATATCGGTCTAAAAATGTTTTCAGGCGGAATGAAGTCAATGGGAAATTTAGAA